GAAACACCTCCAACAGCAGATGTAGTTGCTAAAGGAAGATCAGTGGCAGCAAGAGCAGCCGTTCCAGTGATCAATCCTTGAGCGTTATATGTGATTCCTGAACGGGTTGCTGCTGTAATCGTGTTATTAATTCCAAGATTTCCACTCGCAACATTTAAAGATCTATTGATATTTGTTGTATTTAATTTTGCAGCAGTTATTGTTCCGTCACCTATTTTTGTTCCGCTGATTCCAGTTGCTACCTTGTCATTTGTGATAGCTGCATTAACAACAGCAGCAGTATCTACAGCGTTATCTGCTAATTCAGAAGCCCCTACAGCATTGGCAGCTATTTTTGCACTTGTAACTGAGTTGTCAGCAATAGAACTAGCAGCAATTGTTCCATCAAGTTTTGCAGTAGTAATTGCTCCATCAGCAATTTTATCTGTAGTAATTGCTCCATTTACAACAGCCGCAGTATCTACAGAATTGTCTGCAAGTTCACTTGCTCCTACGGAATTTGCAGCTAGGTTTCCAGCTCCAATAGTATTTGCCGCTATCTTTGCACCTGTTATTGCTGCATCAACTACAGCAGCAGTATCTACAGAATCATCGGCCAGTTCGGAATCGGTTACAGCGTTTGCTGCTATTTGTGCCGCAGTTATTGAGTTTCCAGTTATTTTTGCTCCTGCTATATCACCGTCAGATATGTTTAATTTTGCATAAGTAACAGTTGCATTAGCTAATTTATCTCCTGTAATGCTTCCTGCTAACTGTGCATTTGTAATCGTTCCAGATAAAGAAGATGCTGGATAATTCGTAGCGTCAGAAAGATTAAAAGCTGGAGTAGCGTCTGTGCTTCCAAGAGCTATAGTTAAACCTCCAAGACTGAAATTTGGATTAGCTAATTTTTCATTTGTAATAGCAGTATTAATAATTGCACTTGTATTTACAGAATTATCCTGAAGCTCAGAAGTCCCTATCGCATTGGCTCCTATTTGTGTACTTGTTATAGAATTACCTGTAATTTTTGCACCAGGAATATCACCATCACTAATGTTTAATTTTGCATAAGCAATTGTTGTATTAGATAACTTATCTCCTGTAATACTTCCTGCTAATTGAGCGTTAGATATTGTTCCACTTAAATTTGCTGTTGTATATCCAGTTGCATCTGCCAAGTTAAAAGCAGGAGTAGCGTCTGTAGCACCAAGAGCAATACTGATGCCGCCAAGAGAAATACTAGAGTTTGCAAGCTTGGCATTTGTAACCGAACCATCGGCAAGTGCCCCAGTTGCTACTTGATTTGATCCTAATGTCCCAACTTTGGAAGCAGGAATATCTCCAGCATCTAAAAGATTTACAGCAGCCGCCACCAAATCTTTTACTGTTACTTTCTTAGTTTCTGTTGCACTCAAATCTGCGAGTGCTAATACGTCCGTGGCCTGAATACCTGCTTCAGCTAACGCAGGTAAACTTGTTATCTTGAGATCTGCCATTTACCCTTTACTAAAAAACCATTAGCAATAGTTTAAACCTGTTCGAGCAATATGGGACTTTCATTTTCCTGAAGAATCTGATCTTCGTCTTCTTGTAACAAGTAACCTGGAGCAATTCCTGTCTTTAAGGCAACATCTCCATTCGTTACAAAATCAATCCTCGTCTCTATAACATCAGACGCAGCAACCGATACAGCAACATTCGTCACACAACATTCGGCCTCGTAATAAACATTGTTTTTTGCATTAACAGCATCCTTATAGATATAAAAAATTCCACTAAAATCAGCTCCTTGCTGCGTCCTTAAAATTAATTGGGCTAGATAAAATGGAAATTCTGAATCTGCACCATATTCATTTGCTCTTTTTCCTGTTTCGTAACTATGCTCCCAAATACAATTCATAGTTCCTTGACCACTAATTAATCCAGCTTCATATTGACCTTTAAACTCATCCCCAAGAGAAGTCAAATCAACCTGATCTCTACTTGTAGTCATGTCAAATTCTGTAATATTTGCAACATGACGAAATAACTCATTCCTTGTTTGCAATAAAACAGCTTTAGTCGAACTAGGAGCAACAAGAGTTAAAGCGTTTGAAGTTAAACCTTCAATTGCTAATGAAAAAGTATTAAATAAACGAATCCCTCCTACTGGATCAATATTTACAAACCATTTGCCATCAGGATAATTATGGCCTGACACCAATTCCAAAGTAGAGCCATCAGCAGTAGATATTTCTACTTCATCACCAGTAATTAACGAACCAGAGCTATGGTCAACACTAAATCTTTTTGTAGAAGTGTTTACGTCCGAAGGATCTAAAGTTGTTTGCAATGGAGATTGGAGAGTATCTCTTTTTAAAACAATCTCTCCAGTATTGCCAAAATAAACGCCCATCAGGAACCTGAAGAAGAAGCTCCAGTTGCAAGGGTATCTTCGACAGGAGCACCATTCGCTTCCCAACTAATATCAACAGAGGAAACTTCTCCCATAGATGCTCCCATTGACAAACTTGTC